TTCTTCAACTCCGTCTGTCTTTACGATAGTGTCCTCTTTTATAGTCTCTTCTACCACTTCTTCTGCTACAGGTTCAGAAACGACCTCCTCAACCACTGGCTCTGGTGCCGGTGGATTGAGGGTGGTCTTTACCTTATCCAAGAGTTTTGCTTTAGTAGCATACCCTGTTACGGTTACTCCTTTCTCTTTTAGCCATCCTGTGATATCCTTCTTAGTCCAGCCTGAATCAGGTAGTCCGTCGTTTCCTTCGTCTACTGTGATACCTACTCCCGGTGTAGTCTTAGCATCGCCTTCGACTACAAACACCTCTGGGTTAGTACAGATAGCGGTACGGTAAGTGTCTAACCATTCTTGAGAAACCTCTTTGACTTCTCTTCTTATCCAGACTTCTTTAGTACCCGGTACTTTCCTATAGGCGTAGTTACCTATGTATGTAACTTTAGGCAAGGTTATTCACCTCAAGCCGCTATGAATGTCAACAATACATCGTCACCAGAGCCGCCGACAGTCAATTGAATTGTTCCTGCTTCGTGAGCAACTACAGTTGCTGCTGCGAGTAGGGACTCATCAGTATCTGTGTCGTTAACTGCTGAAATCAAACAGTATACATAATTCAAGTTGCTGTCATAAGCGTTAACATCAAAAGTAATTGATGTACCAGTAGTCTCAAGTCTTACTGAAATAAGTCTTAGTTGCGCTGGTGTTTCATTTGAACTTGAATTAGTTCCTTGAAAACCTGTCAAAGCACCCGGATAAGTACCCGGTGCTGCTGAACCAGATTGCCATGCTGTGTTGTCTGCTACTGAGCCGTCTGCATCAGGATAGACATCGGGTGCTCCGTTGTGAAATCCTACATCAATCAATGTGTGTGTTACGCTACAATTTGTGTGTGCCATATCTTTTCATCTCCTTAATATCTTATTCTCCATTAATCCTCACTTCAAGTCACGGATAGAACCTTGACCTCCGAAGAAAGTTGTCCATACTTCACCCATTGTTCGGTAAAGTCCCTCTTGACCGAGGCGGTTAATGGCGAATGGGTCTCCGGTTTCGATACCAGATTCAAAGTATTGTGTTGGCTTTGCAGTGCTAAAGTATAGGTAGTCAGTATCAAGCATGTAAATTCTGCTGATGCCGTCGCTTGCCATCTCCTTGGTTGGAATAATTGGAACACCGTTGTAAGTTGCTACGATGAAACCTGCTTCCATACCCGGAACACCTTTTACACCGTTGAATGTTGGAACTACTCTCTTTTCTTCCATGAACCTTTGTTGGCTTTGTAGAAGTTGTTGTATTCTCATCAAGGTGTCATATCCAGTTAGCATGACCTTTGGATTTCCACCACGAGTCCAGATAAGTCTAAACATCTCATCTAAGTGGTCAAGTGATAGAGTTCTGTTAGTAGAAGCGCTGTCAGCAGAATCCTCAGCAAATGCCCAAGAGTTACCTGCTGCACTTCTGTCAATGGAGTAAATGTCTTCGTCGCCTGCATCGTAGTGAGTACCAGATGCCATTGAGTTGTTACCAGTGGTAATTCTGTCAAGTGATTCAAAGTCGTTACCTGCTACAGTTGTTACATCCTCAGTTAGCATGTCGTTGATGTGCTCTGCGTGGTGCTTACCCATCTCTTCTTTCAAGACTGAACGAATGTCACCTAGACCGTCGTCTTTGTCATTTAGGAAAATTGCTACTTCAGACATATCGAATGAGTGAGCGATAGTTTTAGGCTTTGCTGCAACATTCTGGAAAGTAGGTTTGGTTGTGTCTGGTAGTGTACCGTTCTCTGCAATTCCGCCACCAACAGTCTTGGAAGGCTTAGCAGTAACTACTCTCCATCCACTTCTGTCCCATGGTTTCTTTGGTAGAATTGAAAATGCGTTGAATTCTTGGTTTAGTTGTGACCAAACTTTTCTACCGTAGATTGCTTGGTATGTTCCTGCTGTTGTGCTTAGCAATGGTGCATCAGCCTTCAATAGTTCTGAACCAGTGTATGAGTATCCCATACTTTGTCCAGCACCGTAGTAGTAACGCTCCATGTCATTGATTGTTCTCATGTAATTTCTTGCCATATCTTGTCATCTCCTTAATCTTATTTTATCCACCTATTCAGTTATGAAATACGCTCCCAGCAAGGTTATGGACTTCTGACCAGTCCATGCTTGCTAAGTCCTGTGTCGAAGGTACTTCGACAGTGGAAAGTTGCTTTCTAATTGTTGCTGCTTCTACTGAATCAGACGACTTACTGATGTTATCAATTCTGCCACTCAAGTCAGCCAGAGCCTTTTCGATGTTAGCAAGTGGTGTTCTTGCGTCAAAGGAAGCGGCTTCTCTTGCTTGTGCTTCTGAGGTAAGTTCTTTGTTTAGTCTGTCAGCGAAAACATTTCCTAGGTTAGACTTGAATTGCTCTTCTAGGGATGCTGCTTTGTAAACTTCGTATGCTGCTTCCAAATCAGATGCAGTAACTAAGTCTGGGTGTAGGTAGCCTTTTGCTACTGCACCGCTTCCGCCGCTGTTGAGTTTTCCAATTGCATTAGTTGATGGAGAGCCACCTTCTTGTGCTCGACCCTTAACTTGTCCAGCGAAGTAGTCAGCACCGTCACCGATTGCTTCTGGTGTGCTTCCTAGGTTAGCCTTTGAAACATTGTCGAAGTGGTTTCTTGCACCTGCGATGTCAACGCCTGCTGATTTCAGAGTGTTTTCCATCCAGTTTAGGTAGTCAGTAGTAATGACATCGGAATATCCTTTTTCCATGTCTCCTTCACCTTTGTGCTCAGCACCGTACATTTTCTTATCTTCATTGTCATCAGCCATTTCTTCCGCCTCATCTTTGTCTTTCTTTTTACCTTGAGATTCCTCAAGAGCCCTCTTTGCTGCTTCTGGCATTTCGCCTTTTTCCATAGCGTCGAGTCTTCCGTTCAATCTATCTAGTGTGCTTGACAGTTCATTCAATACATTATCATCGTTCATGTTTGTGTCCTCCTTCAATATACGGAATGTCGCCTCCGGGTTAATACCTTTCTCACAAATTGTGACCTCGTGTAGTTCCAGTTTGGAGATTTCTGTGTAGTCACCGTGTTTTTGGTCACTCTTTCGCATTCTCTTGAATGCTTGTCCTCCAATACTGAAACCTCTAAGGGCTCCTTTGCGAATCTCCTTGGCAACTTCTCTTGCCTTTTCTATGTCGTCTCGTAGTTTAATGACTACGAACATACCAGCGTCATCGACACCGGATTTCCAAACTCTACCATCAGAGTCAGTGTAAGATGGAATAACGCTTCCAACTTGTATGTTTGAGTGAGCAAGTTGGACATTTCTAAATCCATCTGCTTTCATAAAGTCACCAAAAGCGTTTTTCAAAGCGCCTCTGGTAATCAAATCTCCTTGCTTATCTACCATCTCAACAGATGCGTATCCGGCAATTACGAGGTCGTTGTCAGCCTTAACTATACTAATAGTTCCACCGTGGTTGACGGGGGAAGTTCTCAGTGAAGCCATCGCTGCCATTGATTCTATAGAGAATGCTCATACTATTTAATCAAGTATGGAAAACAGCCTTGTCCGAATCTACCTCTAAAACACCATCTGATACAGGTATGACCAAGTGCTTTTTATCCTCTTGGTCTTCCGTTTCCGGTTCTATAGAAGAGTCTTCTCCGGGTCGCTTTTTGTTATCATAGTCCGGCATCGTCTTCTCATCATGTAAGTTCGTCGGACCCATGGGCGATTCTATAGGCGTGGCGTAGTCTATACCCAGACCCATAGTACCTGTACTCGATTGACCTACAGCGCCTACTCCGCTTTTCAGAAGTTTCTCTATCAATTGTAGACCTTTGACCATTACCATCTGTTTCTCTCTATCTTTCCATTCGGAGTCTTTTATTTTCTTAGGAGGTATCAATGGTTTACCATCGCCTTTTGATTCGTGCACTTCGGCCTTATCCTCATTGTCTGCCTCAGCGATGTCTAAGTTTGCTTTGAGCAGTGCGCCTGCTATAGGACTCCAATAGGCTCGTTGGCTTTCAGATAGTCTAACCAAATAACTGTTAGAAGAAAGTGGACTATGAACTGACCAATGACCTTGTGATTCTGTGGCTTTG